GCCACTTTGGATTTGAGACAACGCATGAACAGGATTCAAAATGAGACGAGCCGCAAGAGTTGACGCAAATGCGATACAAGTAGTCTCTGCATTACGAGCCGCTGGCGCTTATGTGTGGATTATTGGCCTACCCGTAGACCTTTTGGTAGGGTACAAAGGTCACACATTCCTCATGGAAATCAAAGATGGCCCTAAAAAGCGTTTAACTAAGCTACAAGCCGATTTTTTTGAGAATTGGTTAGGTAGTACCTTATGCCGTGTTGACGGCCCTGAAGCGGCTTTACGCATGATTGAGGTACTCAAATGAAAGCACCTTATAAAGCCATTGAATTTATCCTTGAGCAAGCGCCTAAGTTTGCTGCTGCGAAGGCTCAAAGAATTTACTTAGAGGAATTTAGGAAGACAAAAAAGGCTTTGCTGATGAAAGAAGCCATGACCAAGGGCATAGATTCCGCTGTTGCACAAGAGCGTGAAGCCTATGCTCACCCCGAATACCAAGAGCTTTTGCATGGATTGTCAATGGCAATCGAGCAGGAAGAGGGTTTGCTATGGAAGCTAAGGGCGGCTCAAATGAAGTCGGACATCTGGCGGTCAGAGCAAGCAAGTGAGCGCCTTGGCGTTAAAACAACGGAGTAATATTATGATGTGTCCTCGCTGTAGTTCAGAAAACCTCAAAGTCTTAGATACACGATCAACCAACGAGTACATTACTCGCAGACGAATGTGTCTTAATGGACATAAATTTTTAACCAAAGAATATGCAATACCCGAAGCACAAATACGTGAGAAGCCAGAAACTCCTCAAGTTAGTAGCACAACTCTGCTGTCAAAGCTGTGGCATGGACAATGGCGTTCAGGCGGCTCACAGTAATTGGGGTGGTGGTAAAGGGCGAGGCATTAAGGCTGATGACAACTTGGTCGCTGCCCTTTGCCTAAAGTGCCATTACGAGATTGACCAAGGCAAGGACATGACCAAGCAAGAACGTCAGAAAAAGTGGGCAGAAGCGCACATCGGGACAGTTTTAACTCTTTGTCATCAAAATAAATGGCCTATGGAAGTTCCATTGCCTTTTACTGTAGAATTGGAATAGGCATCGCAGTTGCCTTTTTAGGGGGTTTTATTCCCCCATTTTTTTTGTTATAGTGGAATCATGGATAAAAATGCTGAAGTTGCCGAGTTTGTAGCTACTCTGTTTCACAGTGGCACGATTACCCATTTTCAGCATTTACAAACACGGGAATACGCTACCCATAAAGCACTGGGAAAGTTTTACCCTAAAATTGTTGACCTAGCAGATTCCTTGGCAGAAAGCTACCAAGGCCGCTACAACACACGAATGAAAAAGTTTCCTGATGAGCTGCACCAGCCACAAGAAACGCCTGTGGAATATCTGACACAACTTAAAGCGTTTGTTCAGGAAGCCCGCCAAGAAATCCCCCAAGACACAGAACTGCAAAACATCGTTGATGAAATTGCTGATCTGATCAATTCAACCTTGTATTTACTCACCCTTAAATAGGATTTACCATGAAAAAACTGACCAAAGACATGATGGGCTACGGCAACAGCGCAAAAATGGCTGGCAATCCCGTTCCTGATATGAAATCAAACGGCAGCGTCAAAAACAACATCCCTGATGCCATGAGCAACAAGATGGGCAAAGACGAGAAGTTTGAAGGCGGCAAGCAAGAAGGCACTTGCTACACTCACGGACGCAAGTCTTACCAATAATGGCTATCCCGCTGTCCAGCATGATGGCAGCGGGGCAACAAAGCCCAAACCCTAACATGGTTAGGGCATCTGCTTTGATGCCGCCATCTGCGCCTCAAATGGTTGATCCATTTGAACAGGCATATTTTGCACGTTTAGATAATCAATATTCTCAATTAGTTGATGAGTACAACGCCCATCCTGAATCTAAGGGCGGGCGGGTCATTAACACTGATGTGGCCCGTGAGATGTCCCCTGATTACAGGGAAGATCGCACTAGGTCAGCCAATGTTCATGAGCCATCAAGCGCTTTTATGAAGCGTTTATATGCAGATAAATTATCTAATCCAACCCCTAAAGGCAAAGATAACACTGTCGTGTTTAGTGCTGGCGGCACAGGGGCTGGCAAAACAACTGCATTAGATTTGCTTGAAGCTGTCGATCCAGCGCTTAAAAATGCTGAGATGATCTACGATACAAACATGAATAAGTTTGATACTGCCGACAAGAAAATCAAACAAGCATTGGATGCAAAACGCAAAGTTCGTATTATTTACACTTATCGTGACCCAGCCGAAGCATTAGAAAATGGCGCATTATCTAGAGCGCATCGAATGGAAAAAGAAAGGGGATCAGGCAGAACTGTCCCTTTAATTGAACATTTGAAAACTCATTTAGGTTCTAGGCAAGTCATTGAGCAGCTGCAAAAGAAATACAAAAGCAACCCCAAAGTAAATATTCAAATTGTTGACAATTCGTTGGGTAGAGGCAAAGCGCAAGCAAGCCAACTTGACAAGCTACCTAAACTAAGCGAAAATGAAGTGAAAAGGAGGTTATATGAAACTCTTGAACGAGTTAAAGCCAACGGCATTGGAGGAGAGCGCTTATCCGACTCCATCTACAGAGGAACGCTTGGTCAGCCCCGCTGAACATCGTGAACTTAGACGTTTTGAGGCTGAGAACAAAGGACTTGCCGAGCGATTGGCAGCTGGTCTAAACAAAGCTGTTTTATCGGAAGAAGCCAAAAATGTCAGATAACTGCGGTAATTGCCGATTTTTTAGAGATCAGCAAATCATGGGTATGTGTCGATATAGCCCTCAACAGCAGAACAAGCATCACACCGATTGGTGTGGTCAGCATCAGCCCGCAGAACTAGTGAAGTTGCCTGTTTACGACATAATGACTGACCAGATGACAGAAGTCACAGCGCCCCGCAAGCCTGGGAGACCCAAGAAATGCTAACTCCATTGCGTGATCGTGTTGTGGTCAAGCCACAAGTGCGGAACTTATCCGACATTATTTTTGTAAACAACAAAGAGCCTTTTAACGAAGGAACTATTGTGGCGATTGGCCCAAAGGTTTACGATGTAAAAGTGGGCGACTTTATCAAGTATGGAAATGGCGATTATTTAAATTGGCCTACCCAAAAGATTGATGGTCAGGACTACCAAATCATTCAAGAAGCCGACATTTGTGCGGTTGTGGAGGAATAATCATGGCAACTAAACCTGGCTTGTACAGCAATATCCATAAAAAACAAGAACGAATCAAGGCTGAAAAAGCCGCAGGAAAGCCTGTAGAGCGCATGAGATCACCAGGCGCAAAGGGCGCACCCACTGCCGAGGCTTTCAAACAATCTGCAAAGACTGCTAAGAAGAAATAATCATGGCAAAGCACGACAAGCCGATTCCGCACAAGACGACAGGCAAGGGCAAGACCTATAACCCAACAGAAAAGGGTGCGGGGATGACAGCCAAGGGTCGTGCCGAATACAATACTAAAAATGGCTCTAATTTAAAGCCACCCGCCCCAAATCCAAAAACTAAAGCAGACGCTGGTCGAAAGGCTAGTTTTTGCGCTAGGATGGAAGGGGTAGTAAAAAACGCCAAAGGCCCAGCAGAACGGGCTAAGGCATCCCTCAAAAACTGGAACTGTTAAAGGAATATTATGTCAAACTCAGTAGCAATTGGCGTAGCGTATCAAGACCAAGACATCATAGGCGGTTCATTGAACAATTCGCCTATTGGCGCAACCACTCCATCTACTATTGTCGGCACAACTGTGTACGCCACTAGCGAAATTGGTTACTCAGCAGCCGCACAAGGTACTGTTACCCAATTGACCGACAAATCAACAGGCGTGACTTTGAACAAGTCTGCTGGTCGCATCACAATGAACAATGCGGCCTTGGCTGGCGCTACTGCTGTGTCATTTATCTTGACCAATAGCACGATTTCAGCTAATGACACAATGATTGTGAATATTGGAAGCAATACTACTGGTAGTGCCGCTGGTGCATACACCACTTATGTTTCTTACTTGGCTGCTGGCTCTGCTTTAATTACTTTACGCAACTTGACTGCGGCAACTTCTTACTCTGAAGCTGTTGTGATTAACTTTGCCATCATTCATGGCGCATCTTAATTGAGGTGACAAAATGCCTTTGATCGCATCCATGACCCCAAAGGCATTAAAAGCCAACATCAAGAAAGAAATCGAATCAGGCAAGCCACCAAAGCAAGCGGTGGCAATTGCCTATTCAATAAAGCGTGAAGCCGAGAAAAAGGCTAATAAGAAACCAATGTCTAAGACAAAAAAGTAATTTAGGCATAAAGACTTAGGAATCGACTCGAATGGCTGAAAGAGGTGGACAAGTTGGCAATCAGAACGCTGCAAAGAGCAGGATGTTCTATGACAAACTGCGCCTTGTTTTAGTGCAAGAGCCGCACCGCCTTAGAAGCATTGCCGAGCAGTTGGTGAGCCAGGCTGAAGCGGGTGAGCCTTGGGCAATTAAAGAGATCATTGACCGAGTGGATGGCAAGGCTATTCAGGCCACAACGATTGAGAACGCAGATGGCAGCCCTTTGTTGGGTGGAATTCAGGTCACATTCATTAAGCCCGAATGAGCGATGTAACTGATGCCATTGCTAGGGCAGAGTTTCCCGTTAAGTTGGAAGGTCTGTTCAAAAAGAGCCGCTACAAGGTTCTTTATGGTGGGCGAGGTGGGGCTAAGAGTTGGGGAATAGCTAGGGCGTTACTGATTAAAGGCGCTAAAGACCCAATTCGCATCCTTTGCGCCCGTGAGTTTCAGACAAGTATCAGGGATTCAGTTCACAAACTGTTGTGTGACCAGATTGAGGCTTTAGGGCTATTAGGCTTCTATGAAATCACCCAAACAAGCATTAAAGGCAGAAACGGCACAGAGTTTAGCTTTGTTGGCCTAAAAAACAATGTCTCAAACATTAAGTCTTACGAGGGCGTTGACATTTGTTGGGTAGAGGAAGCCCAAACCACCAGCCGCCTGTCGTGGAATATCCTGATTCCAACCATCCGAAAGCAAGACTCTGAAATATGGATCAGCTTCAATCCTGAGTTGGAGACAGATGAGACTTACCAAAGGTTTGTGGCGACACCACCCGCAGACTGCATCACAATGAAGGTGAATTGGTATGACAACCCTTGGTTTCCCGAAACACTCAAACTTGAGAAAGATTCCCTCAAGCTAAGGGACGAGGAAGCCTATAACCAAGTGTGGGAAGGTTTATGCCGCCAAACTGTGGATGGGGCGATCTTTGCCAAGGAAATGCAACAGGCAGATAAGGAAGGCCGCATTTGCCGTGTGCCGTATGACGCTACAAAGCCCGTACACGCTGTTTTCGACCTTGGATGGTCTGATAGCACTGCCATTTGGTTCTTGCAGTTTGTGGGCATGGAAACCCGCCTAATTCGGTACATTGAAGACAGCCAGAAGACTATTTCGTATTACCTGGCAACCATGCAGACCTTTGGCTATGTCTATGACACCATTTGGCTACCCCATGACGCTGAGAACAAGACATTGGCCGCAGCAGGGCGCACGATTGACGACATCGTAAGAGCCGCAGGGTTTAAGACTCAGATCATGCCAAGAGTGCCAATCCTAGACTCAATTAATGCGGCAAGAACAATCTTTCCGATTTGTTACTTTGACAGAGAACACACCGCAGATGGTTTGGCTTGTCTGAGACACTACAGATATGAGGTTGACCCTGATACAGGCCAGTTCAGCCGTAATCCATTACATGATCACTACTCACACGGGGCTGACGCATTTAGATACATTGCCCTTATGATCAAAGAACCCGCCAAACGAAAAAAATCAGCACAAATTGCTAATGTTGGCAGTTGGATGAGCTAGTGAGATAATAACGCACGAAATAAAGGGCTGAATATGGCTTACCAAGACGAAACTGGAAATAAAGACAAGATCAATGAAGCGATCAAGTTCTGGCGCATGGTTAATGATGCCGACTCTACCAATCGGGCAGAAGCCTTAAACGACATTAAGTTTGCCGCTGGCGACCAATGGCCTGTGGAGATTCAGAATAGCCGTAATCTTGAATCCCGCCCATGCCTGACCATTAACAAGATTGATGCGTATATCAGGCAAGTGACCAACCAACAGCGTCAGCAGCGCCCCCGCATCAAAGTTCACCCTGTAAATAACTTAGCAGACTACAAGATCGCCCAAGTGATCGAGGGAATTACCCGCCACATCGAGGTGAACTCCAACGCTGATACAGCCTACGACACCGCATTTGACTATGCCGTTCGCATGGGTTGGGGTTACTGGCGAATAAACACCCGTTACACACGGGAGGATTCCTTTGATCAGGAAATCTTTATTGACACCATTGACAACCCTTTTACTGTCTATTTCGACCCAAACTCGATTCTTCCTGACGGATCAGATGCAGAACGATGCCTAATTACTACAGTGATGGATAAGAAGGTGTTTCGTGAATATTACCCAGGCGCTGATGATGGGGCTAACTTCCAACAGCGTTCTACTGGTGACGACACCGCCTCATGGATTACCAAAGAGGACATTCGTGTTGCTGAATACTTCTACATCGAGCGTGAACGAGCAAAACTCTATTTGTTAAGCGATGGCACTTCAGGCTTTGCCGACTCTGACAGCTTCTTTGCCCGTGTAGAAGCCGCTGGCCTGACAGTCATTGATGAACGAGACAGCTTTCGCAAGGCCGTAAAGTGGATTAAATGCACCGCAATTGAGGTCTTGGAAGAAAAGACTATGGCGGGCAAATATATCCCCGTAGTCCCCTGTTATGGCGCACAAGTGATTGTGGATGACAAGCGCAAGAAGTATGGCCTTGTCAGGTTTGCCAAAGACCCACAACGGATGTATAACTTTTGGCGCACTTCTATGACAGAAAGTGTCGCCCTTGCACCTAAAGCTAAGTGGCTGCTTGCTGAAGGGCAAGACGAGGGACATGAGAACGAATGGGCGATGGCTAACATCAAGTCAACCCCTGTTCTGAGATACAAACAGAAAGACATTGAAGGTCAACCCGCACCGACTCCAACCCGTTTACAGCCTGAAGCACCGCCTACAGGCATTATGGAGGCCGCTGGCGCTATTTCCGCAGACTTGCAGATGGTATTGGGCATCATTGATCCAAATCAGTTGCCAAGCGGAAATATCTCAGGCAAGGCTTTGATGGGTCAGCAGAACCAAGTTGATCTGTCAAACTTCCATTTCTACGACAACATGACCCGTTCCATTAGGCACACGGGCAAAATCATCTTGGATTTAATTCCCAAGATTTACGACACACAGCGAGTGATGCGGATTATCGGCTCAGATGGTCAGCCTGATATGACTACCATTAATGAGGCTAACGAGATCGGTGAAGTGCTGAACGATGTGACTGTGGGTGAATATGATGTGGTGATGGACACAGGACCAGGCTTCCAAAGCCGCAGACAACAAGCCGTAGAAAGCATGATGCCTTTGCTCACAGGCAACGCAGAACTGTTTAATATTGCGGGTGATTTGGTATTCCGAAACATGGACTTCCCAGGCGCTGATGTGATCGCAGACCGCCTTGCCGCCATGAATCCTATGGCTCAGATTGATGAGAAATCAGACATCCCACCTCAGGCTCAAATGGAATTGGCTCAGTCGAAGCAGATGATTCAACAGCTTCAGCAGCAATTGCAAGCGGCTGGCCTTGAGATTAACAATCGGTCACAAGTGGCTCAGATTAAGGAAGAAGGCGCTACAAAACGCAAACTTATGGAAGTCACTGCCAAAGCCCATAATACTGAGACTATGGCTGAAGTTAAGGTCAACGATCAAAACACACGGGCTATTACTTCACAGAATAAGACTGAAATCGAGGCCATCACCGATTTGTTATTGCACCGCATGGACACCGCAAGATTGCGTGAAGAAATTGAGAAACGAAACCTTGAGCAACAGCAATATGCAACGATTGCGGCACAGGATATTAGCCAAGGTGGTAGTCCATTTGTTCAGCCAATGCAACAGTGATTGACAGATAATTAATTCGGGTTAATAATTACCCAAACCTTACCAGTGAGGATCATTGGGAAAATTCTTTGAGGAAACTCAATGTCAGAAGTTCAGGAAGCGCAAGCTCCAAAAGTGTCTACTACAACTGTAGTAACAAGTGAAAATTTAGCTGAATTTAACGCTAAAAGAATGGGTTTAGCTGATTCAACGCCTAGCGAGGCTGCACCAGTTGCAGAGCCGCCAGAGGGCGATAATGGGCAGAGTGAACCAGTTGAAGCGTCAGAGGAAGCGACAACAACAGAGGATAGAAAACGAAATCCTAAGTTGGAGATACGATTTGAGAAGATAACCAAGCAACGTGAAGAAGCGAGGGAAGAAGCCCGCAAAGAACGTGAGCAGAGGGAATCTTTGGAAGCTAGGTTGAAGGAACTTGAAGGCAGAAATCAGCCCAAAAAGGTTGAAGTTGCTGAAGAACCCCAACCAGAGCAGTTCAGCGATATGTTTGAATATGCGAAAGCATTGACAGACTATAAAGTCGAAGAACGCATGAATCAGGAAAAGCAGAAGGTAGAACAGGCAAAGGTTGAAGCGCAACGCCAAGAAGTGATTAACACTTGGGCAAAGCGGGTTCAATCTGCGAAATCTGAGATGCCAGACTTTGAGGACATGGTTGGATCGGCAGACGTTGTTGTGAGCAACGAAGTGCGTGATGCAATCTTTGAATCCGAAGTTGGCCCTCGAATCCTGTATCACTTGGCTGAGAATCCTGAGATTGCGGAAAAACTGCAAGGCATGACAGTCACATCGGCATTGAGAACTATTGGGAAATTGGAGGCTCAGTTTGAAAAGGCAGAGCCTCAGACAAAGACTGTTGTTGGGAAAAGTAAAGCGCCAGCACCGATTAATCCGATAAGGTCTGCGGCTAATGGGCGTGATGTGAACATAACTTCCGATGGGCAGTTTCATGGTTCATATCAGGCTTGGAAAGCGGCAAGACTTTCAGGGCGAATCCGCTGACAACAAAACCCATTCTTTTAGAAAGTAATACGTTATGAGTAATAATCTTTTGACGATTTCAATGATCACCAATGAAGCTTTGATGGTCTTGGAAAACGAGTTGACCTTCTCTTCTGAAGTTGACCGCAACTATGACGATCAATTCGCTGTTTCAGGCGCAAAGATCGGTAACACCTTAAATGTCCGTAGACCTGGTCGTTTCATTGGTACAACTGGCCCTGCTTTGAACGTTGAAGACTTCAACGAGACAAGCGTTCCCGTTACCTTGTCCACTCAGTTCCACGTTGACACTCAGTTCACCACATCCGATTTAACATTATCTTTGGATATGTTCTCTGATCGTGTTCTGAAGCCCGCTGTGGCTGCTGTCGCCAACAAAATTGACTTTGATGGTTTGACAATGGCTAAAAACAGCACCGCCAACATCGTTGGTACTGCTGGTACACCTCCCACATCTTTGCTCACCTACTTGACCGCTGGTGCTTACTTGGATTCAGAGGGCGCACCCCGTGATGGTCGTAGGTCTTGCATCGTTGAGCCTTTCACAGGCGCAACCATTGTGGACAGCTTGAAAGGTTTGTTTGTTCCCTCCGATGTGATCGGCAAGCAATACCAAAAAGGCATGATGGGCCGTGACTCTGCTGGTATGAACTGGAAGATGGATCAGAACGTTGTGAACCAAACATTTGGTTCATACTCTACTGCTACATTGTCTTGCGCTACCACTACTGCTACTGGCTTCCTGTCAACTGGTTGGGCTCAAACTTCCACCATTGCATTGACTGCCGCCACAGCAACCGCTGGCTTGAAGCAGGGTGACATCATCCAGATCGCTGGCATTTACGCTGTTAATCCCCAGAATCGTTCTGCTTACGGCTCTGGCAAACTGCGTAATTTCGTTGTGACTGCTGATGTGACTGTTGCCACTTCTGGTACTACTTCCGTGACTGTCAGCCCCGCTGTCATCACTGGTGGTCAGTTCCAAAACGTGACTGTTACTTCTACAAGCGCAACGGCTGTTGTGACTCCTTTCAACAACACTGGCACTGTGTCTCCACAGAACATCGTGATGCACAAAAATGCTTTCACTTTGGCTACTGCTGACCTTGAGTTGCCTGATGGTGTGGTCTTCGCTGGTCGTGCAAGCGACAAAGAGTTGGGCCTTTCCCTCCGTGTGATTAGGCAATATACAATCAACAATGACAGTATTCCTACTCGTGTTGATGTGTTGTATGGCTGGGCCCCCCTCTACCCTGAACTCGCTTGCCGAGTTGCAGCTTAATTAACTAAGAAAGGAAACGCATCATGGCTAATCCAGGCGCAGCAACCACAGTCACCAATCACCCAAGCAATTTGGCAACCAATCAGGCTTTACGCTTGATCGCCTCTGCACAAGGTGTTAACTTAAACGCAGTTGCCGACACTATCGCCCCCATCTTGGTGGCTGGTAACGTCAGCGTACAAAGCATTATTGTTGCAAACGCAAGCGTCAGCTTGTCAAGCGCACAATTGGCAGTGTACACAGGCGCTGGCGCAACAGGCACAGCAGTTAAATCTGCTTATGCTTTGTCAGGCAATACTTCATCTGCTAAAGTAGTTGTGACCGCAGCGACATCAACCGATGTTGTTTCTAGCACACCCCTTTACATTCGTTGTACTACTGCTCAGGGCGCAGCAGCTACCGCTGATGTGTTCATTTATGGTTATGACCTGACTTTCTTGCCTTAAAATGGCTTGAAATAAGTAAAAGAGTCACCCTCAAAAGGGGTGGCTTTTTTTCTTTTAGAGCATATAATTTGTTGAACCTATTGAGGAATAAAAATGTCAACTGTGAACGCATTTACCCCCAGAGGGCAGACATATCTTGTTACGACATCTGATGTTCAAATCAAGACACAAGATAATGCCAACGCCATTTCTTATCGCATCCGCAATCTATCCACTAACACAGCGTATTTTGGCTACAAGCCCGCTGATCCTACTGGTGCGGCTGTTTCTGTTGGGACTGTTACAACTCCCACAGCGGGAAGCCCATCACAAAACGTGATTGGAATGTTTCCTGAATCGGTTGAAGTGTTTACTTTGCCCCCTAACGTTTGGTTGAAATCGGACACTGCAAACGCTTTTGAAGTGATTGCGGGTGAAGGCATATGATTAGGGGTTTTGGTATCAGAGCGTATCGCTTCATGTGTACGCTTGGTATTGCCCATGAACGTGGCGTTATCTTGCTAGAAGATGGGTTTGACCTTTTGCAAGAAGATAACGGCAAACTTGTTTTGGAGTAGTCTAAATGGCTGTTGTATATCTTTCTCCCGTGGGCGGTGTAGCAGCCCAATTCTTTAATAATGATGGCACTGTTCTATCGGGTGGTAAGTTATACACTTATGCAGCAGGAACTTCTACTCCTTTAACTAGCTACACAACAAATGCGGGAACAATTGCTCGAAGCAATCCTATCATTTTGGATTCAGCGGGACGAGTGCCTGGCAGCGGTCAAATTTGGATTACATCAGCATCATATAAATTTGTTCTTAATGATTCAAATGATGTTTTGATTGCAACATACGACAATGTTTCTGGTGTCGGTACAGCGTCTTATCAAATACAAAATTTTACAGGCGATGGAACAACAGTTAGTTTTACATTGACATCTGCGCCAAATAACGAAAATTCAACTTTTGTGTATATCAATGGCGTATACCAAAACAAAAATACATACTCTGTCAGCGGAGTAACATTGCTATTTTCTGAAGCACCGCCTACTACTTCAAATATTGAAGTAATGTTTATTTAATCGGAGTTAAATTATGGCTGATTTAAAAATTTCTGCACTAACGGCATCAACAACCCCCCTAGCGGGTACTGAAGTATTGCCAATTGTTCAAAGTAGCACAACCAAACAAGTGTCTGTTGCTAACTTAACTGCTGGCAGAGCAGTAAGCGCTGCATCTGTTACTGCGTCAACAGGTAATTTTGTAGTTGGCACATCTGGTCAAGGCATCGACTTTTCCGCTACACCAGGCACAGGCACAAGTGAGTTGCTAGACGACTATGAAGAAGGTACTTGGACGCCAGTTCTTACTTTTGCAACGCCTGGTGATTTAGCGGTTACATACAACACAAATCAACAGACAGGCACATACACAATAATTGGCGACAGAATTGTCATTACTTTTGCGGTGGGAACTGCAAGTTTCACATACACAACTGCTTCAGGAAATCTTCAACTTACTGGATTGCCTTACACAGCCAAACTTGTCTCTGGAATTCAAAATATTGGCTCTACAGTTTTTGGCGGTATTACAAAAGTAGGTTATACCCAAGTAGTGCCTAGAGTAAATTCAAACACAAGCCTTGTTGATTTTATCGCCAGCGGTTCTGGCGTTGTTCAAGGTAACGTAACAAGCACAGACGTGCCGACAACATCTTCTGTAGTTTTGCGTGGTACGTTAGTTTACCAACTGTAAGGAAAAATATGGCCCTCACAAAAGCAACCTATTCAATGATCCAAGGCGCAGCCTACAACGTCTTGGATTTTGGGGCTGATCCTACTGGAGTTGCATCTTCTGCTACTGCATTTAACAATGCCGTGGCTAATGGCGGCACTGTATATGTTCCAACTGGCACATACAGATTAGACAGCAAAGTCACGTTCTCAGTTGATGGCACTACGTTGCTTTTAGCCGCAAAAGTTACTCTTAATTTGTCTGGAGTGGCAGCAGTTCAAAGTCCATTTGGCAATCAAATTCATGTAGTAGCAAATAATTGCGCTGTAATTGGAAGCGGCCCATCTAGCCTATTGCAAATTTCAAACGGCAGTCAAGCTAATGCTATTGGACTTAACCAAAAATCTGGTTTTACAATTAAAGATTTAACGATTGATGGTGACAAAGCTGGTGGAACTGCAACTTCTGATGACACCTTTATGAGTGGCATTTCTATTGTGGTTGATAGCGGAAGCGGTGCAACACAAGATGCTAGAGCAACAATTGACAATTGCGTAATTAGAAATTTCTTGCAGTACGGAATCAATATTTTTGGCAATTTAAGTAACTCAATAAAAGTTGTCAATTGCAACATATACAGCAATGGAAAAACTGGTGATGCTTTATCTGTCGGTGCTGGCATTGTTTCTACTAAGTCAGTAACTGATTTAAACATCGCCAACAACGTCATAAAAGATAACAAATTTCATGGAGTTTTTGTTTCTTCTGCGGGTGTAAATGGTGGAGATCACATAATTATTGGAAACAATGTTCATCAAAATGGTGGCAGTGGTATTGCTTATGCGGAAGAAGCAGCCTATGGTTCTGTAAACAATGTTGGTTTGTCAAAGATTGCAATTGTTGGAAACGTAAGTTGGGGAAACACTCGATCTGGTATTTATTTTAATGTTGACACTCTTGGAAAATTACAGCAAATTAGCATTACTGGAAATACTTGTTCCGACAATACTTATGGTGGGATTGAATTAAATTCAACAAACACTACACCCAACACCATTAGCAATGTTGTCATTTCTGGAAATCAAGCAAACGGAAACGGAACTGTTCAAATATCAACTAGTCAATATGTTGAGTTTGCTGAAGGTGTTGAAAGACCATTTACGCCAGTTATTTCAGGCACATCAACTGCTGGTGTTGGAACTTACACATCTAGAAGTGGTACATACACAATTACAAATAACATTGTTTATTTCCAGTTGGAATGTACATGGTCGGCTCACACTGGAACTGGAGATATTTTAGTTTCAGGTTTTCCATTTGCCGCACAAAATTCAGAACCCGCACCTATCGGATGGGTATGGACTAACAATTTAACCATAACAGGCCAAGCAACTTTTGGTCTAAATATAAACTCAACGTCTGGGCCTCTTGGGGCTGTCAACAATGGCACTTATTCTGCGGTTGCGTTGGACACAGCGGCTAGTATAAAAATTAGTGGCTTTTATTTCGCAGTAACTTAACCCGTACCAGTTCGGACAACTGGAAACCCTTAATGTGTAGCGGGATAGCTACTCTGGAAACAAGGAAATATCATGTTAGAAAAAGTTATATCTGTCGATCTGATTGAAGTTGTTGAAAACGGCTCAATTCAAGTTCGCACCAAGACCGCTATCAAAGAAGATGGCAAAGAAATCAGCAGCAAGTTTCACCGCCATGTTGTCGTGCCTAGCGCTGACTACAGCGCTGAAGATGCCAAAGTGCAAGCCATTGCCGCATCTATTCATACACCTGAAGTGATTGCCGCTTATGTGGCTGCTCAAGAAGCCGCTAAACTGCCTGAATAAGGATAGAAAATGACTCAGCCGATTGACATTATCACCAGAGCCATGAAGGACATTGGCGCTATTGCCGCTGGTGAAGTGCCAACGGCTGATGAGGCGCAAGATGCTCTGGATATGCTGAACGATATGTGCGCTCAGTGGTCGAATGAGAACATGATGGTTTTCTATCGTTCTGAAATTATTTTCAAGACGACACAAAACCAAGTTCAATACACCATTGGCCCAAGCGGTCAGATGGGCGCTACTTTTACAGGCTCAATTTCAGGAACAACTTTGACTGTTCCCACAAATGGAGTGACTGCGGGTGGCATCAACATTGGCATGACTTTGAGTGGCACAGGCATCACATCAGGCACTCGCATCGTAGCCTTTAAAACGGGCGCTGGTGGCGATGTAAACGAGGGTGGCACATACACTGTATCCCCAAGCCAAACAGCTTCTAGCACAACGATTACAGCCTACTATGAGCGTCCTTTGACGATTGAATCGGGCTTTGTTCGTGTGGCTACCATGCAAGGCGGCTCAAACATTGCGGGTGGTTACTTAGACTATCCTCTGACGATCTTTAGCCTTGAGGAATACGAATCAATTGGTATTAAGCAGTTGAACGGCCCTTGGGCTAAAGGCATTTACTACCAACCCTCAGAGTTGTTGGGGACAATTTATGTTTACCCCAATCCTTCTCAGGGTGAGTTGCATTTGTTTACTCAGACCATCTTCAGGGAATTTAACAGCCTGAACGACACCATTCAGTTGCCACAAGGTTATAACATGGCTTTGCGGTGGTGCTTGGCTGAGAGACTTTTGCCTATGTTTGGCAAAGTAAACCCTGTTCAGATTGGCATGATTAACGCTTATGCTGCACAAGGCAAAGCTACAATTAAAAGAACAAACATGAAGCCTGTTCAAATTGCACGATACCCTGACAGTTTGATGGTTGGTAGGGCTAAAGATGCAGGTTTTATTATGGATGGCGGTTTCCGCTAAAAAGGAGAAAATATGAGTACAGTAGCAATTTCAGCTTTACCCGTTGGCACAGTCATAAATGCGGCTGATGTTTTGCCGTATGTGCAATCAGGCACAACCAAGCAAATAACTAAAACATTGTTGTTTACATCCCCCACAATGGTGACACCAATTTTGGGCACAGTTACAAGTGGAAACATAAGCGCTTGCACAAGCACAGGAATGGTATTGACTACTCCAGTGATTGGTGCAGCCACGGGCACTAGCTTGACTGCTACGGGCACAATTGTTTCAACAGGAACGGCTGGTGTTGGTTATGCCACGGGTGCTGGAGGAACGATCACACAGGCAACAAGCCGCACCACAGGCGTAACATTGAACAAAACAACGGGTGCAATCACGCTATTTAGCGCAGCGGGATCAGCTACGGCTGCAACCTTTACTGTAACTAACAGCACTGTGGCGGCAACGGATGTGATCATCTTGAATCAAAAATCAGGTACTGACCTATACGATTTGATGGTTACTGCGGTGGCAGCTGGAAGTTTCAACATCACATTCCGCACCACTGGCGGCACGACAACTGAAACTCCAGTATTTAACTTTGCGGTTATCAAAGCAGTTGCGGTTTAAATATGCCAGATTTTGGTTTTGTCGGCACATCCTACACTGCGCCCTCGATTTATCAGGATGATCAGGAATGTATTAATTTCTTTGCTGAGATTGATCCTACCAAACAGCCTGGTGAACGAGGGATTGTTGCGCTGTACCCAACGCCAGGTCTGACGCTGCAAACCCAATTAGCCCAATTTGAAGTTCGTGGGCTTCACACCATGTCGGGTGAGCAAATCCTGATTGCTGTGGCGGGTAACATTGTTTACCAAGTCAATACTTCAATGGTGGCAACTCAGATCGGCACTTTGACCACCACAACGGGTCAGGTGATTATTTCTGACAACATCACCAACACCGATGGTTTGATTGCCTACATTGTGGATGGCCCAAATCGTTACACATGGGTTGCTTCCACAAACACTTTTGCACAACTACCAAGCACTGATGGCCCGTGGCAAGGCGCTACTGTTGTTGATGTGATTGACAACTACAACATCTATAACGAGCCAAACTCACAGAATTGGGCTTGTACTGATCTAGGCTCAAGACTATCCACTCAGGCGCTTTACGGCACTTCTGATGGCTCATCAGACTTGCTTGTGACGCTGATTGCAGACCGCAGACAAGTTTATTTGATGGGTGAGACAACCACCGAGGTTTGGACAGATGTTGGAAACGTCATTGCTGGCATTACGACTTTCCCGTTCCAACGAGTGCCTGGCACGTTTAGCCAAACAGGATGCGGTGCTAAATACTCTGTCGCTAGATTTGCCGACTCTTTTGTGATCGTTGCAAAAGACACAAGGGGTAACTCAACCATTGAAATGATGCAAGGTTATGCTTGGCAGAAGATTTCCACTCATGCTGTTGAGCAGTCTTTGCTCAATGAGGTGGTGTCAGATGCTATTGCTTACACCTATCAGATTGAAGGTCACGAAATGTATGTGGTGACTTTCCCATCAATTGGTGAATATGGGCTGACATGGGTTTATGACCTATCCACAAAGTCATGGCACAAATGGCTTTCTTGGGACTCAAATAGCGCTGTCTATAAGCGCCATCGTTCAAACTGCGGTGCTTACTTTGCGAATATGTATATTGTAGGAGACTACGAAAACGGCAGACTGTATAGCTTAGAGAACGAGGTTTACACCGACAATGGTGCAACCATTAGGCGTTTGCGTAGAGCAAAGCATTTGACTACTGATTTACAGAGGCAGTATTTTGAGGAGTTTCAGATTCAGTTTCAGCCAGGGGTTGGATTGTCTATTGGCCCAAGCTATGAATCTGAAGGAGTTGTTACCGAAACGGGAAATGTTGCGCCATCAGGCCCATCCTATCAACTTGTTGCAGAATTTGATTGGGAATACATTGCAACTGAAGCTG